TCAGGGTCGTGCTAGCGAAAAAGGGGGTTGTTTGTACCGCGCGGTACGCGCCTACTTTTCGCCCAGGGGGTTTCTACGCTTTTCCGGCAGAAGCCCCTAATTTATGTCAAGCATTTGGGGCAGCAGCAATCGCTTGCGATTGCGTCTTTGTCTACTGTGTGTTCTGACTGGAGCAATTCAATTCGAGGGTCCTTGCGAACTTGTTCGCAAGGGCCCGGTGTTCTAATGAGCTTGCGAATTAGAACACGAATGTTCTGAATTGCGGAAGGAAACACAGTAGACAAAGTGCTGTACCAAATGCGACATCGTTGAGATCAACGGCTGCCGCAATTGGAACAGCATGTTCTACCCTTATGACGGAGTCATCATATGTTTTATTATTGTTTTTCTGGAAATCATCAATATTTTTTTGTGCTGCCAAACCAACGTAACCAAACGTTACAGAACCCTGAATTCCTAAATTTTTTGGACACTTCCCTGAACGGTTCCACCTGCGAATCACCTGCATTGACTGGTGACCCTGCCCAGCCCCGTGTGGGGCCCTCTGAGCGTGGTCTCTGAGCATCCCAGACCCCAGAAATCAGTTAGTGTTCGGCTAAGGAAAACCTTGCCAACTTAAGCCGCTAGTGCTACTGTTATCCCATGTATCAGGGGACTCGGAACACACATGCCCGTATTACTAGGCACCGTCACTTAGAACAAGAGCGCCTAGATGATTTCGGACCCCCTCCTGAGAACCCCTTTAGAGCCCTACGACTGTTATGCAACCTAACCCTAGACGACCTCGCAGGGGTGGCATATGTCTCAAGACAAGCCCTCATCAGACTTGAACAAGGAACCTATTGGGAACCCCTCCCCACAGTTATTGATTACTGGACCAAGTATTACCAAAGTTATCCTGGTCTCAGGGATCGCACTGTTACTATGGCGAGCCTCCAAGACTCATACCTTTATTATCAAGAACAACAGAGAAAACGTCACCATCATTACTTCGGCCCCGAACTAGCCATTGATTGCACAACCTACAAGCATCCTCTACGCCAACTTAAAGAGTTTGAGGACTACACGACTACACAGGTTAGTAAGGCACTGTGCTTACCTCAAGCAACGCTACAGCATTGGGAGAAGAAGTGGGCTACACAACAAACTGTACCTTCTCACTTTCAGACCGTACTGGGGGAAGTAGGTTACTCCCATCGGGCTGTTGGCGAGTTTTGTGCTAACTACCGCGAGTGGCGCTTATTAAGGCTGGTGCGTAGTCGTGGCTAATGATCCTTTTAAGCCTGCGGTAACTCCCTACAAAAAGTCTGCTACGGCTAATGCGACTGAGGCTCCTACGAGTGGCATTACTAAGTCTGCTGCTGACCTAGGTGCCACTAGTTTGCTTACTGCTGACGAGCACAACTTCTGCAACATCGTAGATCAGCATTGGAGTTTGTACGGTGAACTCTTTAGTGCCCAAGTTGGTTTGGAAGCCTACGACATTCCAATGCGGCTTTACGAGGAGTACTTGAGCAATGACAAAGTACGCGGTGCTCTTACTGATCGGGGTGTCAACTTTCGTAACCTTGATTTTGTTGACAGTAATCGTTGGAAGACTCACGCGCTAACTGCTGAGCAATTGGTCACCGCTAATGTGATGCTGGACTTGATTGACCAACGTTCCGAAAAGAAAAAGTTACAGGACTTGGGCGTGACTACAGCCAAGTACCAACGCTGGTTAAAAGACCCGGCTTTTAGTAATTACTTACGCCAGCGAACCGAGGCCCTGTTGGGCGGTGCTGTGGCTGATGCCAACATGGCGTTAATTGACCGGGCTCGTGGTGGAGATGTTAAATCAATTCAGTACCTGCACGAAATCACTGGCAGGTACGTGAAGGTAGGTAGTGCACCCACTGAGCAATCAGCCTATCTGGACGCTAAGCAATTGGTTCAGAACATCATCACCATTATCGTAGACGAAGTCGATGACGGTCCCTTAGCAGTCCGCATTGCTGAGCGTCTCAAGAAACTAATTACAGTGCAGCAAATCTCAGGTGAGCTATTAGGCGAAGCCCCGATTACTATTCCTGAGGTAGTACCTGCTCGTGAACTAACCCCGGAAATCCGAGCATTAATGGACACCGGCGTAGGGATGGACACCTAATGAGCCCCGATACTAACAGTGTTAGGTCCAAAGCACCTAGCGATGCCGTAGCGCTTTATCATCAAGACGACGACGTCGATAAGAACGATGAGGCTCACCACCATACGCTTGGACTAAGCCGTGGACAAGCCGCACCTGGAAACCTTGTAGCGCAGATCCTAAGTAGCGGTGGGGGTGGTGGAGGTACTGGACCTGCTGGACCTGCTGGACCTGCTGGACCTGCTGGACCTGCTGGACCTGCTGGACCTGCTGGACCTGCTGGACCTGCTGGCGGTATGGTCATTGCCGGTAACGGCTTGAGCCTGACTGGCAGCACTCTTGACGTCAATGTTGGTAACGGTATCAGTACTGCTGGTGACGTAGTTGCTGTGACTTACTCTGGTAGTGCAGGTGACTACGGCATCAGTACAGGCGTTGCTAGATCGGATCATGCACACAGTACTCTTTATCCCCCTGTAGGACGCACTATTGCCACGACGGCACCGTTAACTGGTGGCGGCGATTTATCTGCTAACAGGACGTTAGACATTAACTCCTTCGCAGGTAGCGCCAAGGGTGCTGTGCCCTTTAGTTTGGGTGGCACTGTTAACTTCCTGAGAGCCGATGGTTCTTGGGCTGCTCCTGCAAGTGCTGGAACTGTTAAGAAGTACGCTATCAGCGTAGGTGGCTCTGTAACGATAGTGGTGAACCACGCCTTAGGAACACGCGACGTAGCCGTAGATGTGTACCGTGTAGCAAGCCCCTTTGATACCGTAGAGTGTGACATAGAGCGAACGGATAACAACAACGTGACGCTGAGATTTGCTGTGGCTCCTGCTGCTGCTGAGTATCGCTGTGTGGTGTTAGCATGAGCAAGAAGTCCCTGGTACCTATTGTACTGCCTGCTGATCCGACTAATCCGTTGGAGGCTGCTACTAAGCAGTACGCTGATACCAAAGTTAGCGGCCTTACAATGGATGTTAACTTTAATACAAGGGACTGGAAGCAGGCAGTTAAGTGCGCCACTACTGCCAACATCACCCTGTCGGGTTTGCAGACAATTGACGGCTATACAACATTGGCTGATGAAGTTGTTTTAGTTAAGGATCAAAGTAATCAAGCCCAGAACGGCATCTATCACGCTAAGTCTGGTGCTTGGGTAAGACGTGGTGACTCCGATCAAACTATTTATGCACACAGCGGTATGGCTTGCTATGTAGAACGTGGCACTGTTAATGCCAAGACTGGCTGGTGGATGACAACCCAGGGTGCTATCACAATTGGCACTACTGCTCAGGTGTTTGAGAAGTTTTCATCTGATGGGACAGTAGCAATTGCTGCTGAGTGGGGCTCTGGAAACGGAACCGGTGGTACAGTTCTTCCATTGTCTCCTGTGAAGGTTGTTCCCGTAACCTCTGCTTCTTTTAAAGGCTCTGGCTGTACTCTTGTTACCAATGGAGCATTAACAGGCGGCATCCAGATTAATAAGGCTGGAACATATCACATAACTTCGACTGTAACTACTACTGGCGGTGGTTCGGGTTATGTTGATGCTGGTTTTGCAGTCTATCGTTCGGGGTCAAGTATATATAATGGAACTGCGGTTGGCTCATTGCCAGGAAGTATGACGTATTCTGCTACTTCTTCAGCGCAAACGTTAGACCTATTAGTCGGAGATGTTGTTTGCCTTGTTGGTAACTCTCAAGCAGGCAACTTAGCAATTGAAGCTCGAACGTATCTAACCGTCCAAAGACTGACTACAGGAGCGAATGCTTCTTCAACACAACATCAGACTTTTGTTTTTAATTTCCCAGGACCATATCCTACCGCTACTCCATCGGCTACAACGGGACAGTCCTTTGTTACTACTTTTGCTGGCTATGCACGAGGACAGTTTAGTTGTTCAGCATTCACTACTACTGGAGCACCCATTCACATTTCACTCTGGATTGACGGTGTTCTTATGGAAACTACGGTTCTTGCCGCCGCTCTTACCCTTAGTAACCACTTGGCAACACCAACCCGAGCATTTACTAGCGGTCTATTATCGCCTGGAACACATTATATTACTTTGAGGCAAACGAGTGCAACTAGCGATACTGGTGATGCAGGTTCTTGTATGCTTACTTTAAGTCCGACGTGATCTAATGGCTAATAAGAAACCCGATTGGAACTCCCTAATCGCTACGGCGGCTGATGCAATCAAGGAGCGATCGCGTCATCCTAATATCAGGAAGTACAAACCTCATGAGAAGCAAGCGCAATTCCACTGTAGCCATAAGAAGCGAATCCTCTATATTGGAGGGAACCGCTCTGGTAAGAGTGTTGGAGGAGTCTGCGAAGGCATTTGGAGGGCTACGGGTAAGCACCCCTTCCGGCACGACCTTAATGTTGTTGTTCCCACACGAGGCCGGGTCGTTACGGTCGATTTCGTTCAAGGACTCGACAAGATTATCCTCCCCCTCTACAAGCAATGGACACCACCTGAAGAGTTGCTCGGAGGAGTTTGGGAGCAAGCCTACGACAAGCATCTCCGCCAGTTAACCTTTGCGAATGGTTCTACGATTGAGTTCATGAGTTATGACCAGGATCTTGATAAGTTTGCTGGTACTAGCAGACACTGGATTCACTTTGATGAAGAGCCACCACGTAGTATTTTTGTTGAATGTTTGGCGCGCTTGGTTGACACTGACGGTGACTTCTGGATCACTATGACGCCAGTAGAAGGCATGACTTGGGTCTACGATGACCTTTACGAAGGCCAGGTTAATAACCCTGAGTCTGATGTAGAAGTCATTGAGATTAATTCTTTCGAGAACCCTTACTTGCCTAAGGCGGGCATTGAGGGCCTGCTCTTGATGACTAAGGGTGATGATGCGTCAGTACGAGTCTCCGGCAACTTTGTTACGGTCGGAGGAAAGATCTACCCTAACTTCGATAAGGTTGTTGGCAGCAGTCACGTACTCAGTCAGCCCATACTCAATCCTAATGAAGTCTTTGATGATCGCCTCTTTATGTGGGCGCTTGCTCTCGATCACGGTCTTAACAACCCGACTGCGGCACTATGGCTTGCAGTAGATAGTAATGGCTTCGTTATTCAGTTCGATGAGTATTACCAAGCCGGCCTGACAATTGAGCAGAACGCTGCTAACATCAACAAGAAGATTGCAGAGCATGGCCGTACGCCAGCATTAATGGTAGCGGATCCGAGCATTCAGAATCGCTCTCCGATTACTATGACTAGCATTCAAGAGGAGTACCAGCGGTATGGGCTTTCGTTTATCTTGGGTAATAACGATGTTAAGGCGGGCATCGTTCGTGTTAAGAAGTACCTTACTCCTGGCCCGTACGTATCTACGTTACGCTCCCGACCAGAGGTTTTCGGTGGCCCCGCACCGGGTCAAGCCATTGATAATTTTGTGCTTCTGGATAAGTGGAAGAACTTCCCCCGGTATACTGTCACCCCTAACTGTATAAAAACAATCTGGGAGTTCGACCGGTATCGTTGGAAGACCTACACCAATAAGAAACTCCAGTTCGAGCGTAACCCATACGAAGAGCCTAACAAAAAAGACGATCACGCTATGGATGCTTTGCGTTATTTCATTATGACTCAGCCTGATCTTCGTGCAGAAAACAAGAACCTAGACAGCGAGCATATTGATCGTGTAATGGATCAACTTAGTCAAAAACTCGCGCACACCGCTACAGATTACGACGATCCTCGTGAATTAATCGGGGGACCAGATCGTAACTGGAATCCTGAAATCAACAGTATGCCCAACGAAACTAACTGGGAGTTCGACGAGCATATGGGTGGGATTATGTAAACTAAGCACTAATTGGCTTACTACGCCTTGCCCCCTGTAGGAAGCCCTGCTAGTGTAACCGTACATGGACAAGATGCTGGTAGACCTCATCGTAGATATTATCACGTTAGTTCTCCTGCTCGTACTAGTATTAAGGATCCGATAAAATGGCTGACGCCAAGGACAAGTCGTACACCCCCGAGCACGTAGTCGATCAGGACCTCGTGTACTTACAGAAGATTGGCCGCCCCGTTAACACGGGTGGTATCTTCCTCGACGATGTTCAGCGGATTAACGCTGAGAAGGTTCGTGCCAAGTTAGAGGGCCGCGAGCCTGACTTAGAGAACCCCGGTAGTACGGCTGGTACGCCTCTCGTGAATCTGGCTACCGCTGCTGCTGCTAACCCCAAGGACGCACCGATCTACAGCGACGTGACCGTTAGCACGAGCGTGCAGGACGAGGCCGCTGTTAAGTACATCGAGGAGTCCAACAAGTTAGCGAACGAGCGTCCCGAGACGGCTGTTACTCCCGAGGAGTTAGCGGTCATCGAGGCCCAGAAGGAGCAGGACGACGCTGACGCTGCTGCTATGGACGAGGGCGCTAAGGAGCCTGCTCCCGCTGCCAAGAAGTCCACCGTCACTTCCAGCCCCTCTAAGTAGGACACATGACAACCTCGGAATCGTTACCGACGCTCTTTAATCAGAGTGTCAGTAACAACTACCAACTGCTAGGGCTGGGTGACTTACCTCACCCAGCCACTTGCATGAAGTGTGGCTCTGGTAATTACGATGGTGGTTATCTGGACACAGGTATCTACATTGATTACGAAGGCCAGTTGTTACTGTGTAAGTTGTGCTTCTTCCAGTTCGCAGAGTTTATGGGCTGCATCGTACCGGAAATCGCCGAACTCGCTAAGAAGCGCCTTAACGAACTGGCTGAGCAGAACGGCCACTTAACTTCGGAGTTAGCAGATGCAAAGCAGCGACTGGCAGTTTACGATGATGCTCTGCGCGGGGTTGGTATCGTTGTTGCTGGTGATAGTAGTCACACTGGTAGCGATACTTTTGAGGCAGAACAACTCGTCGAGGGACTTAATGATCTTGGAGAACCGCCGACTAGTGCGGGAGAACCAAGCGTTACTGAACCAACTCCGGGCGACGACACCGGATCACTTGGCAGCCCTGAACTACGCGACATTACCGACCCAGGACCCAAGCGACTCCGTAAATCCTCAGGACCCAGTCTCTAGTTTTCTGAACATAGAGTCTGACATAGATCGTGAACGTGAATTAGCCCGCTCAGGTTACGAAACCGGAGACTTAAGCGATGACCTTAATGCCGCAGGCTGGGAGCCGTCCTTCATCCAACGGGACGGCGACGCCGTTAGGACTTGGCAGCCCTAATCCGCTTGCGGAATTAATGGAGGCTGCACAATTAGAACGTGACAAGGTTAAATGGGCGTCTTGGGCCGAGACCCAGTTCACTAAGTGCCAGAACGCACGTAGGCCATTCGAGCGTCAATGGTACATTAACCTGAGTTTCAACGCTGGACGCCAGTACGTAGCACCGCTTGACGTGGCGGGCTACGGGTTCCGACTGACCGCCCCTAAGGCGCCCCCGTGGAGGGTGCGGTTGGTCGTGAACTTAATCCGCAAGGCAACACGCAAGGAGCACAGCAAACTCACCAGCAGTAAGCCAATTCCTACGGTGGTCCCCGCTACTAATGAGGACGAGGATCTAACAGCAGCCGAAGTAAGCGAAGCGATCTTGAAGGCTAAGTTCGCTGTTAGCACCTTTAAGGCCGAGTATTACGATTGGATCTGGTGGGGCGTAATCTGCGGTACTAGTTTTATGAAGTCTTGGTGGGATCCTAATGCTCCTGACCATGACTATCTGACACTACCTAAGCCTCCCGTGAACCCCCAGACTGGTGAAGCGATCCCTCTGGAGTGGTTCGAGAGCAAGCCTGAACTTAAGAAGTATTACGAGACTCCGATTCCGGCCCGTGGCAAGATTTGCGACGAGGCTGTGAATCCTTTTTACGTTTTCGTGCCTAATCTGCTAACTCGTGACATTGAGAAGCAGCCTTTCGTAATTGAAGTTCGTACTCAAGACCCACAATGGGTAGAGGACACCTTCCATTTCAAGCCTTCTTGTGATGCTAGGGCTCAGCAGACCATCATGGAGGGCGCTACCTTAATTAGTAAGGGATCAGAGAACGTTTTTGATGCTGTACTGGTTAAGGAAGTCTGGATTAAGCCGCATACTCACCCCGACTTCCCTCGGGGTGGGATGATGACCATTATTAACTCCAAGGTGGTTAAACTTGAACGTGAGTGGCCGCTTCCGTTCCCCGAATACCCGTACTACAAGTACGAGGGAGTTCCCACTGGGGGCTTTTATGGAGATTCTATTGTGGTTGATCTGCTCCCGGTCCAGAAGGAGTATAACCGCAAGAGATCTCAGGCGATCGAGATCACAAACGTTATGGGAAAGCCACGATTCTTCTATCCCCAGGGATCAATCGACCCCCGGAAGATGAGTAGTGAGCCTGGACAGGCTGTTGGTTATAAGTCTGGCTTTGCTCCCCCGGTTCCTATGCCTGGGCTAGAGGTTCCTCAGTCTATGGTTAACGAAGTTCAGCAACTTAGGACCGAGTTTGACGATATTGCAGGACAGCACGGCATCAGTAACGGCGAGACCCCTGCTGGTGTGACGAGCGGTACTGCTATCGCTTACCTGAATGAACAGGACGAGTCGTCCCTTAGTAGTCAGGTAAGTGGTATTGAGAACGCGATGGAGAAGTTAGGTACGCATTACCTAAAGTACGTAGTGGAATACTGGCAGGACGACCGAGTAATCCGAATCGCCGGAAAGAATAATGCTTATGAGAGCATCCACTGGAAGAAGAGTGCGGCGCAGGGTAATACTGACGTTCGCGTACAAACCGGATCTGCGTTACCGCATTCGAAGGCGGCTAAGCAGGCGCTAATCATGGAAATGATGCAGAACGGTTTCCTTCTGCCAGAGGTCGGTATGGAATTCCTCGACTTCGGTATGTTTGAGAAGGCGATGGAAGAGTACTTGGTTGATAAGCGCCAATGCACCCGCGAGCATTTGAAGTTAATGGATGCTCCTGACAAGATGCTCGAAATGCTTATGACGCCTCCGGCTGACGAATTCGGTCAACCGATGCAGGACGAGCAGGGTAGGACCCTACAGCCTGACGGTACGCCGTTCCAGCCTCAGCCCCCGATTCCTGTTAACTCTTGGGATAACCATGAGGCACACATTAAGTGGCATGACCTGTTCCGTAAGACCAATGAGTTCGAGATGCTTAGCCAGATCAAGAAGAAGGCTATGGAACTCCACGTTCAGGGTCATAAGATGGCTCAGATGGTGGCCCAGGTTAACCTACAGGGTACGATGTTACAGCCTGGTATGGATGGTGCTATGGGCGGACCTCCCCCTGTAGGTGGTGCTCCTATGGGCCCTCCTCCTCCTGGTGGACCACAAGCATCGGGTGGGCCTAATTCTCAGACTACGGAGCAAATGGGCGATAACCAAAATCGCTTACAGGCTGCGGACGCACGCCAGAATCAGGGAATGTTCGCTGATCGGTAGATAAACTAAACTAATACTGCAAGCCCTCTCCCATGCCATGCCAGCAGGGAGGGGGCTTGTAGTTTGTTTACCTACTTTGGGGTGGTTTGCCTTGCCAAACTAAGGACTTTAAGGCTACTGTAAGCCCTACGACCAGGCGCTCCCCCTGTGGGAGTGCAGTTCGGGCCAGGGCGCTAAGCCAGCCAATTACCTCGGAGGAACCCTTACTTATGAATGACAACCCTAAGTGGCAACCTTTTCTCGATAAGTTACCGGAATCACTACATGCGGTGGTGAAGCCGGTTCTTGCTGAATGGGACAAGGGAGTTCAGGAGAAGATCCAGAGCGTTCGATCTGAGTATGCTCCGTACCAGAACTTAGTTGATGCTGGTATTGATCCCGGTCAGATCGAGCAGGCGCTTACGGTAGCAGACATGGTAAGGAATAATCCGACTGTCTTAATTGATCGAGTTAACACCTTCCATAATTTGGGCTACGTAACACCTGACCAGGCTGAGCAGCAAGCAGCACAGCGCCAGCAGTCAGATGATGACCCTTACGACACTTATGGAGACGATAACATGAACCTTGAAGATCACCCCAAGTTTAAGGCGATGCAGGAAGCCCTAGAGGCTACACAGAGCCAGCAGCAGACCTTACTTCAACGGCAGCAGCAAGAAGCAGCCGAAGCAGAATTCGAAGATGGTATGGCTGCACTTGAGGCGAAATACAAGGATCAGGGTGGATTCGATCGTACCTTTGTCACAGCGTACATCGCTAATGGCTGGGACCCCGATCAAGCGGTTGAGCAGTACCGGAACTTTGTTACCGGGTTACTGCATCCCGAACAACAGCAGACCCAAGAGCAAGCACCACAAGCAATTAACGGTGTTCTTAACTCTCAGGGACAGGCGGGCTCAGGTGTAGGCAATGAGGCTATTGACTTCGGTGCAATGTCCGAGAAAGACGTCAAAGCCCAAGTTACTGCAATCTTGGAAGCACAACTGCAACAGGGTTAGCAGTAACCGCGGCGCCCTAGACCAAAGGAATCTTCAATGGGCGCAACACTTACTACGGTGGCTAATATCTGTAAGGAGATTTATGGCCCCCGTATCGAGAGTCAACTTGAGAACGAGACTGTTGCTCTTAAGCGAATCGAAAAGACCTCAGAGGGCACTACCTCAGAGGTTGGCGGTAAGTACGTTACGTTCCCGCTGAAGGTTCGCCGAAACCACGGTCTTTCTTACCGCTCTGAACTTCAGCAGTTAGGTGCTGCTGGTCAGCAAGGCTACCAGAGTGTTCGAGTAGCACTTAAGTACGGGTATGGTCGAGTTCACATGAGCGGCCAGACCTTCGAGTTAGCCGACGAGAACTTCCAGGCTTTCGGTAGTGCGCTTACCGAGGAGATGGACGGTCTTAAGGACGACATTGCCAAGGACACCAACCGCATTATCTGGGGTGACGGCGTAGGTACGCTGGCTACTACGGATGGTGCTGGTGCGGGCGTTAACGTGGCATCTGTCGGCACTACGGCTGCTGCTCTTAAGTGGATCGAAGTCGGAACGATGATCGACATTGTTACCCCTGGTGCGGGTACGATGAAGGTTCAGAACCGCCAGGTCACCGCTATTAACGAGGCAACCGGCGACTTCACGTTTGATGGAGCCGCAGGAACTTGGGCTAGCGGTGACATTGTTGTGCGCACGGGTAACTGGAACCTGGAGCCTTACGGGCTCACGGCTCTGGTGACTAACAGCACGACGGCGCTGTTCAACCTTAGCAGCACGACGGAGCCTAAGTGGAAGTCAACTGTTGACTCCGCAGTCGGCAACCTGTCGGAGTCCCGTATGATCGCGCTGTGTGACACGCTTAAGACTGCCGGTGGCCGTCCTAGCGTTATCTTCAGCGACCTTGGCAGTAGGCGAGCCTACTTCAACCTCTTAACGACTCAGCGCCGGTTCACCGGAACTAAGACGTTCGAGGGCGGCTTTAACGGTCTCGCTTTCGCCTATGGCGATGAGATTCCGATTGTCGAGGACACGGATGCTCCTGACGGTAATC